AGAGCAAAAATGAAAGGAAACTCACCGTGAATAATACCCTTAGAGTCCTTGGATGTATGCAGTTGTGCAGAAGTCATTACTTCTCCCACGGGACTCTAGGCGTTGTACCCCTTAGTGCTTACTAAGGTTATATACAGTTTATCAGAGTTGAGGTAACGCAGAAGGCCAAGGAAGGTTCTGTGAAGAGGTCGCTGCTGGTCCCACATCAAAAGGCATTTCTTGATTAATATAGACTTCAATACCTTCAACCACGACAATAACATCGTCAGAGGCTCGTCCACGGACACGGTAGGACACCACTGAAAAGTAGCGCCCGTCATATAAAAACATATCATTTAAATGGCTTTTATATTCGTATGGGGAGGTAACCCCAGCCTCTCGGAAGTCTTGGATAGACGCCACAAAGTTAGCCAATTCCACAGCCTGACGGCCTTCTGGAATAGCACGCTTTTGGTCTTCAGCCTCAGTAACCATCAAGATAGGGACTACAACACCATTTTTGTATCTGCGTCCACCAGTACCAGGAACGCCTTCATCGTACACATCGTCATACACGGACTGGGTTGAGGTGTTTGTGCCTAGTGGAGTGAACTCAAACCAGACCACAGACTCACCATAGGCTTGCTGGTACCTACGGTAGTGCTTTCTAATGTTTCCTAGTTCTCTGCGGATTTCCATTAGTAAAAAGCGTTGCTTGAGTAAGCAGTTGGGGGTTCACCGTCAATAAACACATCTTCACGCAGTGGCTCATCCGCCTCTGTAACAAGGATATGTCCTTCTGTATCTTCAATAAAGATACGCTCAATTGGACCATATTCGCCAATTTCCTTACCCTTGTATAGAGGTACATAACGATTGGTTGTGCGAGAAATACGGCGAAGGCTGAATTGAGAAATACGCTCAGGACCAATGTTGAGGTTATTGGCGTGCTTGTGGTACTCAACCTCCCATTGTTGACACAGGCTCTGGAGCATACGGAAACGCTGAGATCCAGGTATGTGGATGGATTCTGATGTCATGACATCAATATCACGGGCGTACTCTGTCATAAGGGCTTGTAGAGCCTCTATAAGAGCGCCTAAGCCGATTACATCCAATACTGCTTGGTTAGCCTGCTCTAAAGGAATGTCAATAGTAGGTTTATGGAAGTTAATTGAACGCTCTGCGTAAAACTGTAAATCTTCAGGAAGAACCCACTCGTAGTAATACCCTTCAATCATTATGGTGGTATTAGCCGCAGGGGTGCTGGCAAGGCGCATAATTCCATTACGGTGGTCAAGGCTGTATTGCGCTGTGGTTAATTGGGTAACAACATTGCTGGTAACTGTAGCCACCCAAATGCTGTCTGGGTCAATGTTTACTTGACCCAACTCGTAGGTGCGACCAATAGTGTCAAAGGACACCTGAAAGAACTTAGGGAAATCACGAAGGTAGTTGCGAGCCAATTGAATGGTATGTTCAAGGACTGTTAATCCAGTGCTAGTTGTAGACGCCATTATTGATCTCCTGAACCCGCACCTGGAAGGGTGTCTTGGTATGGTTGGTTGACTTGTGGCTGTTGTTCACGGTGTCTGTGGGACATAACAGAACGCACACGAGTAATGTCAGTTACCGACCCTGTTGGCGTGGGTAGAGGGCGTGGTTCTTCACTCATTTACCCTCTAAGGCTTCAACTCGTGCTGTTAACTCTGTAATTGTGTTTTCTTGTTGTTTAATAACACCCAAGAGTTCTACTGCAAGCATTGTGTAGTTAATTGCTTCTGGTTGTTCAGTCTTGTCGTAATAGACAAGATGAGTTAAGCCAGCATCATGCATGTCTTCAGCAATTAAACCAAACTGATTAAAACGAGTGTCTTGTGAGTCTTCTTCAATATGTTCTGATTTGTAGTCAAAAGTTACTGGATTAACATTTAAAATTCTTTTTGTTAAATCGGTGTATTCAACAATGTTTTCTTTAAACCTACGACTAGATACCGATGTACCTATACTACTGTTAGAACTGATGAGGGCAGTACGACCAGCAGAAATCAATTGTGTATAAGCAGTAGTTGCGTTTACGACACGAAGACAGGCTTCCCCAAGGTAAGTGTATTGACCACTTGATGTAAACTGGTAATCCGTAGAACCTGTAGAAATATAAGAGTAAGCATTTATAGTTGCAGCAGTTCCCCAGGCTCCAGCATTGATAAGACTAAAGTATATTCCATAAGTTGAGTTGTACAAGAATGGAGCAGAACCAGCGTAGCCAGCAGAACCAGCAGAACCAGTAATATTAATGGAATAAGTTCCACCGTTATTTTCTACTAGAGATGGTTTTCCAGAAACACCCGACCATGGAACGGTGCCTGCACTTGTAGCGCTTGTGGCACTTGTAGCAGTAGTTGCATTACCTGACAGTGGTCCTACAAAAGAACCTGCTGTAATGGTGCCAGAAGTAGAGATGTTACTGTTAGCCGTCCAGTATGCAAGGTTGTACCAAGTTGACCCAACTTTTACTGAAAACGGAGAAGCAGTCGTGCTTCCAGGTGTCCATGATGTGTTGACGAAGGTGTCACCAGCAGAACCTCTGTTAGCAGAGACAGTATCCCCAAGGGTACGGTTTGTGGTAGAGCGCACAAAGACACGCTTGTCAACGATGGCTCCTGAATCTACTACACCATTATCAACACGGTATATAGACGCCAATACAACATCTGTCGTGTCAAGGTTTACTTGGTTTGCACCAGAACCAGATGATGGGAATCTAGGGTTTGTGCTACCAGTTGCAGGGGCAACTGCATAACAAGTAACGGTTGATCCCGATAAACGGGCGTATATAACATCAAAGAAGGCAGGTGATGCATAAGCAGTTAAATCAACTATTCCACCAGCGTATGGGTAGTACGAGCCATTGATGAGTACCTCACCAGCGGCAACAGTTACTTTTTGAGCAGTAGCATTAGGGCTAACAGCGCAACCACTGACTACACCACTTCTTTGATTTCCTAAAATTTGGAAATCTAGGGAGTCTGGCTCTGCCTGATTTTGATTGAATGAATCAGGCGTGTTTGGAATTGTAAAGCCAGACATTTATTCCTTAAAGAGTGTCGTAGATGTTCCCGTGGTTTTTGAGGTGGTCATAGAGACCTACAGGAAGCGTGTATGTCTTCCCATCTTCAAAATCAAAAGTGTCTTGACCCCAGTACATTCTCCAAGTGCCTTTAACACGGCCTTTCTTGGACTCAGGTGCTCCAGGAGCGACAACAGAAGCCTTTGCAGGTACTTCTGTCTCTACAACCTCTGTGGTTGTTTCCTCTGGCTCTGAGAAGATGTCTGTGGTTGTAACATTTGTTTTCTTTGTAGCCATGGCTACTCCTTTTGGTAGTGATTAAAAAAACAACTTAAAGTGGGGTACTAGGCTTTCGCCGTTCCCCCACTAGGAAGTTATAGTAGTGGATTAGGCAGTTGGAACTGCGCCACCGAGGGTGTTGATGATAACACGAGATTCGTGTGTGATTACACCAAAGCCCCAGATTGCGTACCAAGACAAACCGTGCTCACGACCAAAGTCAATGACTCCACCGTCACGGAGTTCCACTGGCAATGCAATGGCTTGTCCGAAGGCGTTATCACCGATCATGATGGATGAGTACGAGTTGCTAAGAACTGCGTCTACTGTGCTCGTTGCTGGGTTGGAGTCAACCTTGCCGAGACCTGACTTGACCTGAGTGGTTTCAATGAAGACCACATCGTACAAGCGACCAATTTCACCAAGCATGAAGTTACCTGGAGCGGCATACTTCGTTACTTCAATGAATTCTGGCCAGTCACGGATGGAACGGCTCTGTGATGGGTGAACGAAGCACACATAGGTATCACCAAGGCGTGGGATGTTCTGGTTAGCCAAGATCTCAACTGCGTCCTTAACGGTTGCAGGTGACATGTAGCCAGGAGCACCTGAGTTACCAGCGGCTGCATACTCATAAGGAGCACGAGGACCACGAGTAGAAGGAGCAGTGCGTCCGAAGACAACTGATGGTGCAACGGCAGCGCCGCCACCAAAAGGAACACCAGCCTGGTAAAGAGTGTTGCGAGCCTGGATGTCCATAGACTGTGCCATGTGACGACCAAGAAGGCGAGAAGATGATGCCATAACATCGTCAAACGAAGCGTTGAGAAGAAGTTCGGTAACCGAAACTGCCTTACCCTGTTCCTTAACGGTGATCTGGATTTGACTAGCGGACAAAGCCACTGGCTCCATACGGGTACCTTCTGTCAATTCAGCGCCTGCTGATTCGTCAGTTGCAAGGTTGTTGTAACGCATGAAGTTAATGGTGAGACCTGGCATAACGCCCAGTTCCGTCTTCTTGACGGCAAACTGCTCAAAGCGAAGCACTGGCATCGCTTGGAAAAGGATTTCTTTGGACCAGATAGTCTGGATTGCTGGGGAGAGAGCGGTGCCTCCAACGGTATAGCCAGTTGCACTTGTTGCACCTGCCGTTGTTACTGCACCACCTGCGGGACCTGGAAGGGCCATGATTTATTATCCTCCGTGGATAGGGGTTTGTATGGGTTTTTAGAAACGGCCTCGTGAAGACCGTGCATTTAGGAGCCTGTCCCGCATTTTTGAATACTGATCCATTGACATATTGCGGATGTCATCCGCATTTAACTGTTGATATTCCGTCTGAGTTTCCATTGGCCCAACAGGAGGAGCCGTTACTGGCGCCCCCCGCAAACGACCTTGCTGTTGCGCAGTCGCTTGTTGGATTGATTCAATAATAGCAGATGAACGCTCACGAAGTACAGCAATTGATTGTTCAATCTCTTCCTCGCTGTTTCCTGACACCAAGTCAATGAGTTCAGGAATGATGGCTTCCTGCTCTGCTTGGAGTCTGTTGTTGCGATAATGGATCAAAGCCTGCATTTGGCGCTCTTTATCAAGAAGTGCTTCCTGTGCTTGGCGCTGTTGTTCAATGACATTAAGGCGTTCCTGCCACTCTGCCTCAACAGAGTTAATGCGCTGATTGAACTCGTCTTCTTTCTTTAGAAGAAGTTCTTTTGCGCTCATTTCGTCAATTTCACGCTGACGGATGATTTCTGCCTCTTTGTTGGCACGCAATTCTGCTTCTTTGCGAGCGGCTTCACGCTCTGCGGCAATAACAGCCATTTGCTCTTCCATGCTTTTTACACGGGTATCTGCTTCTTCAAGACGCTTGTACATCTTGTCTTTTTCCTGTTTGCGGATGTTTTCAACATCGTCCTCAGAAAATACTTTTCCATTTGTTTTAGACATTGCGTCTTCTACAAATTGCTCCACCATTGGAGCATCCATTGGGACGGAAATAATGTCCCCTTCGGGACTACTGTTCTTTGCCATGAGTGTTACCTACTTTGTTAGTTTGGCTTTTAGGGTCTTAATTGATATGACTATTTATTCTTCGTCAGGCACACGGCGCTGGGCGAACCTTGCTCCGTATGCCTTGCTTACAAGTTGATTTACCATCTGCTCTTCTTGGGGGGTAATGACTGGACCAGGCATTGGTCCCCCATCAGGAGAGCCTCCTGCTGAAGATACACTAGCACCTCCAGCCGAAGTCATTTCAGGACCGTCAGGTCCTGGAACCATACCAGTGGCAAGCATTACTGCCATCTGGATTTGAGCATTTAGCATGTCAAGAGCGCCTTGATCCATAGCGTCATCTTGCAATTCCTCAAAGATTTCGTCCATCTTTTCATTCGGGAATTCTTCGCCAAGAATACGCAAGGCACCACGCTTGGATTCCAAACCAAGTGCCATCTTTGCTTGAACCTCATTGAGTTTAATAAGTTGGTCAACAGGCAATGGCTCAGGCCAGTGGACAGTTGTCTTATAGGTCAAAGGGTCAGCAGGATCTAATTGAGTTGCTTGGTCACGCTCAGGCATAGCCGATTTGCTTGGGTTGTACTGGAGCATTTGTGGCTCAAATACAGCCGCTGTACGGATAACAATTTCGTTGACACGCTCAAGACCCTTAGTAAAGTGAACCTTTTTCATCATAAAACGGTTCATCATTGGCTGGTATTGAATAGCCAAAGCAACGCCAGATGTGTTAGACACGGGCTGGAATTGACCAAGTGCAGTTTCAGGAACACCAGTCATTTCGTGCATAGTGCGCTTTAGGAACTGGATGTACTCCAAGGCTCCTGACATCTCACCACGAGACTCAAGGTTGAAAACGCTGGCATCTTTAGGAAGACCTGCCCACACTTTTTTAGGTCCACGCTCCAACTGGGAAGCCTTAGCACCAGTGATGATAGTGACAGGTGCGGCGTGGTAGTTGATGATGTCAGAAACTTCAACCATCTTTTCGTTAAGTTCACGGTTCAATGGGATGATGTCCCAGATGTCTGACTGACCCCAAGGAGATGATGAGATAGAAGTATTTGGAATATGTACAACAGGAATTGTGCCCAAAGCATTTGGATATTGGTCAATCAATTCGTCATTGATGAACTGTTGAATCATGTCGTCAGAAAGGATTTCAGTGAAGGTATATACCTGACGAGTTCCTTCAGGAGAGGTACCCCAGAAACGGTATTTAAGTTTAAAGCGCAACAAACGATCACGGTCATGTGGGTGATACTCAGGAAAACAATGCGCTGGGTTCAAAGGAATAATACGAATTCTTCCTTCAATGGGAACACCTACGGAGTCCACATAAGGCTCTTCATAAGCAACTTTGACAAAACAGTCACCAGTTACAGATGCTAATTGACCCATTTCCCAAAGAACATAATGCTTTGAGTTATGGTTTTCCCATACTTGAGCCAATAGATGTGGAATAATTGCGGCATTTTGCTCAGGACAACGGAATTGAATACCTTTACCAAAGCAGAAGTTGGTGATGTAGTCCGACATTACACGGACATAGTTCATGTAGAACTGAGATTCACCCATCTCACGGCGATATGACCAGTGGTGACCAAGGTACCAAGCCCATGCCGCAGAGTAACGGTTCAGGCGTGGGCCATGAACCTCAAATTCTTCGTCTGCGAGTTCTACCAATCCAAGAGGAGAAATAGCAACTGTAAGGTCGCTAGATGCCGCTCTATAAGATGGGGACCAAAAGTCCATTGCCATAAGTTAGACCTTACTACTTTTTCTTTGGTGGTGGTTTCAATTGACTACCAGTTCCAAGAAAAATAAAGTTTCCTTGACCTGCTGGCACCACTGCCTTTTTCTTACCACGACCACGGGAAAAAGTTTGTCGTTCTGTTGTGTTTCCAAATACTACTTCATCACCAATAGGTGCGTCAGAAGTAGTATATCGTTCTGCTTCACCTGGTTGTAACTCCACATTACCACCTGCACGCTTTAGTACATCGGGGTGTAATGGGTTATATTCAGTAGTAAATGTACGAAGGTTAAAATTACCCATCTGATTCCCAGCAACAGTAGCACCACGGGCTTCCTTGTTTCCTTGAGAAGTTTCTGGGTACACTTTAGAAACATCTAGGAAAACCTGTGGAGTTTCGTTCTCGTCTTCGTCAATCCAAGTGCCAAGTGCTCTATGTGGACGGCCTGTCAAAGCGGCGTGGTGTTCTGGAGTATGCATATAGCGGGTAACATCACTCACACCAAAGTCATCTACAGGAACACGGTCTTCAAAGCCACCAAGTGATACAGAAGTTCCCGATTCAGCAGGCTCACCTGTTAATGCAAAAGTAGTAGACCCACCATATTTTTTGGTAGTTTCGGCTACTGTGCTAGGGTTAACCTTGTTAACCTTGTTGTATTCAAAACTGTCAGGATTAACAATTTCATCAGCGGGCATTAATTGCCAGCCTTTGAAGCCGCTTTCTTAGCAGGAGCCACTTTCTTAGCAGAAGCCTTTTTAGCAGTGGCTTTCTTTTTAGCCACTTCTGCCTGAACTTCTTCTACAAGTTCTGGAAGTTCTTCCGAAGCCTTGGCAAGAAAGTTTGCTGTACCCCTGTCACCGATCATGGTGCTTGCATAGGCAAGACCTGTGATAACAAGAGGCATGATTGCAGCCTGTGCGCCTGGGTCAATGTTTGCCTTAGCAAGAAAAAACGAAAGTGCGCCGACAACGGCACCTTTTAGAGTCTGGTCTGCGACCTGCTGGTTCTTTGTAGCCATTAGTGCTCCTTAAATGGGTCACTTAATGATACTATTTTTTTACTTCTCGTTCTTGCGTAAAGGCTTGGAAGGGTGAACCCGTATATGGGTCAAATTTGCTGGCTACAGCAAGAGCCTTGTTAGCAATAGTTTTTGCCTGTTGCGCACTCAGTTTCTTACCCCCTGCAAGGGTCTGTAGGGCACCAAGAGCATAGGAAGACCCTGTACCAATGGCATAGATTCCAGCCGTGTCCGATGTCCACGAGTAGTCTCCGTCAATAATATAGAGGGTTCCATGAACCACCAAAATAATGGTGGACCCATGTTCAGCCATATGTTCAGAGCCTTCACGCTCTGGGACAGAATAGCCCTGCTCGTCAAAGCAAGTTCGTAATGCTGGGATGAACTGTCGGGTAATGAACTGGTCTAACTTTTTGCCGTAGGCATGCAAGGGTGGAGGAGGTGGTGTGAAAGCGTGATGAAGGATGTTGATGGCTCTCACATCACCTGCGGCTCCAAGGATGTATTTACCATTTGCGGCAATCTTGCTAGAACCTGCCCCAAGTGTAGTTACTTGATATGCCATACCTGATTCGTCAAAAGACGATATACGACTGTCAGTACAAATAACAGCGTAGTTGTCACCCTGAATACCTACAATAGTTGTCATTATGCTTTGTATTCCTTGTTGTGGTACATCGCCCAACCATCACGAATAGGGATCATCTCAAGATTGAATTCAGCGTCACCGTCTTTGTATGTCACCACACAGAGACCTTGTTGCCAATTCTCAGTGATAGTCATTGGACGACCATCAAGGTCAATACCACCCTTAGTGGAAGGTACAACACCATCTACACGAGCAAGACAACCAGCGGAGGCGGCAAGAATAGTTTTGCGACCATCGTAGTCTTCACGAGTTACTTCAGCCCATTCACGGCGATGAATATGTCCATAAAGAACTGATGTCTTCTCATTAGCCAAATACATGTGTGCTGTAGAGCCATTGCTCTTAACACGAGTACCGTGGATAACTTTCAACTTCTGGTTAATCCAGTAGTAACCAGCAGGGTAACCAGGAACATACTTAACATTAAAATCATCAAAACGACACAAGAATGGAACAGATAACACAGGCCAGTTATCTGGTGTGTCTCCACGCCTCAAACCAAACGAAGCCTTAGCATTGTCCAATGTGTAGTTAACAAGTCGTTCTTCGTGGTTACCTGCAAGCCAAACAATCTCAGCATCAGGTGCTACTGCACGAAGGCGAGCACACAAAATAGTGGCGTAATCAATGGACTTTTGAGTCGTCAATGCATAAGCAGGACTAAGTCGGTATTTACCAAACTCAGCAAAGTCCAAGTTATCACCATGCATAACAACTTTTTCAGGCTTCAAATCCTTAATCATTGCAATACAAATATCAATAGCGGCTTCGTCATGTATTGGTTCTAGTTCACCGTGTGAGTTACGGAAATAACCAATCTGCATATCAGGAAGAACTACTGCTGTGTTCCATTCTGTTTGCTTGTTACTCTTTGTAACTTTTACAGGTGGCAACTTAACTGCTGGTCCCTGATGAACAGGATTCCATTCAGGACCTTCTGCCCACTTGGGTGAGAACTGAATAGCACTTAAGTCATGTATTTGTGCTTCACCGTCAGCATCTTTTGTTAAAGATTGATAAAGAGATACACGCTTTACAGAACCAATTTCATTGACATCAATGTTTTGTCGTTCTAATACTTCAAGCAACTTACCAAGAGCCTTGGCATTGTTTGCTGGTTTATTAAGATCACTCGCCAAGTCGCTCACAAGGGCACTCTCCATTTATGTGTCGTTGAATTGTACTGATGCTGACGGAATGACCGTGCTTACGCAAGTTTTGTGTGAGCCATGACGCACTGTAAGTTTTTGAACGACCTTGACCTCTATCGGCTTTAATCAATTCAATGGCTTTATTAAGAGCCTCAATATCTTTTTCTTCCATGTCTGACATCATGACGGACAACTTGCAATGAACTTGGTTAGCGTTCAAGCGAGGTGCCATCAAGTCGTCATACAAAGACCTTTTGTCTTTGTTTGCCATCTTGACTCCCTGGGGTATCTATGCAAAGTTCTATTCAAGAACTTATTGTGCATCGTAGCATGAACTGATGCACAATGCTGAGACCCTACTTCGTCAAATGCCAATCAATATGGTCGTCAAGACGCACGCCTACATGGTCAACACTGGACTGCACTTTGTCCAATCTGTGCATTACTTGATCGTGGTCAACACTGTTAGTTTGTTTCATTGATTTAAACTCTTTAATTGCAATACCTACAAGAGTTACAAATGCACCAATAACGGCGACAATGATAGAAGCGATTGCTGGGTCCATATCAGGTATAACCTCCACGCCAAGGTCCCCATGTGATGGCTTGGAATGTATCAGGAGAATCTCCATGACCATACAATTCTTCTGCGCCACCAGGACCATGGTGTGCTAATAGGTGAGCCGCTTGAAAAGAACGATAACGGCGAGCATTAGTTCCACTACTAGAAAGTGGTCTTTGAAAGTCACCCATTGGTTGACCCATGACAGCATCGTGTTGATGACGATCAATTGTATATCCAGGACCACGATTAACTCCACGCCAATCTCCACGCCATGCTCCTGGGTGGTATATAGAACCACTGTAATCGTATAGTTTTAAGCCTTGATTTTGACCCATATTTGCAAAAACATCCATGGCGTGAGTGCCTGTTTTAATTGCATTATTTATAGTTTCTGTACCCAAGTGTGCTGCAACATCACCAGTAGTAATAGTTTTATCAATAAGTCGTTCTCTGTTTGCTTCTGTGTTATTTTGACTAAAAGCACCTGCTAAAAGAAGACCAGCAACGGCAGGGTCATCTTCTGAGTATGTTTGTAGTCCCCGCTTTGCACGAACTTCATTAAACTGTTCACCAATATGTGTAAGTCGTCTATTTTCTTTTGAATAGTATTCACGACCTTGCTGAAGCATCTCAGGATTTTTAACAGCAGTGGAATAAAGTCCAACTAAATTTTCTGCACCCCTTCTAACTTCTGGGCTACGCATGAGAGCGTCCCAATCAGGCGTCATACTATTGCGTTGGGTAGTCCTACCAGTTTCAGGATTTGTATGTGGTTCTTTTGGAAATGCATGGCTGAAAGCCGATGTAGGCATAGTTTGTGGAGTATAAGAAAGTCCCATTTCATCTGGAACAACTAATCCACTTTCAGTTTTACGAGCCATTACATTTCCTGACCGTAATCAGCGTTTTCTTTATTTACCTTACGATAAGCGGCAGAACCACGCTTACGCTGGCGACTAGAGTCAACTGGTCGGGAAGGACGGCGCACTGGCTGTTGCTTCTTATCAATGTCCAGACGACCTGGTTTGAAGTTGTCTAAAGGATCGGTGTAAGGGATACCAATTCCAGACATATGGCGCTGAACATCAATACCACCACGAGGACCCATTGGTGTAGGAACAAATGGGCTAGGGTAATCAGTCCCATATTCGGGTCGTTGATAAAATTGTTCACTCATAAACTCTTTTTTGCTGGTACGCAAAACAGGTGAGAAGTTATAAGAGACCATGGCTCCTGCATACACAGGAGCAATAGGCATACTAGCCGTAGAGGTAGGACCGCTACTGTCCTGTGCAGGAGCGCTGTTTGATGCGCCCTCCACGAGTATCAGTCGTAAACGACAGTTGGGTTCGGACGGTTCATGTGTCCACCCGTGTTGTACTCGTACTCAAAGTATGGCATTGAATCGCCTGCAACTGAACCTTGAACAAACTCGCTGAGAACAGTAGGAGCCTCAATCCAAGATGCTGCACCCACATGGGCACGCTCCTGCATTGTCTGCTCTGCATGCTTGTAGAACATCTCAGGGTTGTTGTGGTTCATACGCATTGGAGATGGAGCGGTGTCCATGTATGCACCTTGAGCGAAGTCATTAGGGACATCGGTATCGGTAGCGACTCCCTCTTCAAAACGAAGAGGACCTTTGTTCATTGGAATGCTTGGAGCAAACCCACGCTCAAAAATATGTTCTCCACGCTCTGGGAACATTGGAACTGGTGAAACTGGCACTTTGTTATTCCTCCATAAAAGGGGTATTGACTTTCTACAAGAATACCATTTTTTAAAGGGTCTATCTGAAAAACGGGCTATTGGACGCTTGCACCTGTGGCATTGTGTCCATAACTGTCAAAGAACAGGCAATAGCCAATGAATCTGGATAGTCGTCAAATGCACCACGCTCGTTAGGAGCCGCCGCTAATAAGTACGGTCCTTTATAGATTTTTTCAAGGTCAGACATCTGCTGGTTAAAACGCTTCCATGTACGAGTACGGCGAGCCTTAGAATGTCCTGGAAGAATCAATTGGTCTCTTTGAATAAGTTCCGTCAGATGCACCCAGCGCTCGTTCTGAGCCTTTGAATCAGACGAGATGGGTAAAACCTCAATATCGGGTAGAAGTAGCGCTAGACGCTCTGCTACAGCGCCTCCTACGCCCTGTGAGTCCACTCCTACACGAAGCAGGTCATAATGGCGAAGGAAGTCAATAATATGGAAATATTGGGCTTCCCATTCTTCGTTGTTAATCTCAAGCCAGTTAAGTACACGGTGTTCATAGAAGCCAAATGGGTCTGGATGGTCCCAGTCAACCCACACAATAGTCACAACCGTGGAGTCATTAGAACGAGCCACATCTATGCCTGCCACACAGGGTGTGCGCCACCATTCTTTGACCAAAGGCATAGATTGGTCATATAGGCGATCCATGCGTTCTTCAGTAACAAACATTCCTTTTTCAAGAATAAATTTATTACAGTAAGACATCTGGAATTCATCGGAGTCTTCACCAATACGCAGTTTCTCTTTAGAGATGAATTTAGAGTAATTATCGTTGTATTTTGATGCAGTACGGTAATCGTACTCAAAATGGGCTTCACGAAACTTTCGTCCACCATTGGCAGAACGGCGCTTATTGTACTGAATCATACGATAGAAATAAGATTTCTGTCTGTTAGCAGTTCCTGTTAATGCAATTGTTCCGTTGTTGAACGCCAGCATAGGCTTGATTGACTTAGCAATCATGGTCTCATCGGCTTCCTGAGCCTCGTCAATAAGGACAAAGTGGTAGGTCTTAGATTCAATCTTTGCCTTGGGGTTACAAGTCTGCATACGGCATAGTGAGCCAGCGTGCTTCAAAGTAATAAGACGACCACGACCACGAGTACCACCACCTGTTGCTTTGTCATCAATCTCAGGGTCAAGCAAGAATTGCATTGCGTGATCACTTGTCAACTTAGAAACAATACGACTGAATACAGTTTCAGCCTGTTCTTCTGTTGGCGCAAATACACCTACCCAAAAACCTTTATTGAACTTCTCTAACCATGTCGGATAGATAGGAGCCAACTTGGGAAGGATGACCATCATGCCAGCCATAACTGCTGAAAGAACTTCTGATTTACCAGACTGACGAGTTGCTACAACAGTCAACTCATCACCATCTCCTAACACAACAGATTCAACAATGCGATATGCAATAGGGATTTGGTAGGGAAAGAATTCAATGTCGCAGAACTCTTCAGTAAAGATAATGATTCGTTTTACTAATTGGTCAACGAATTCAGCCGATGTCTCGTCCAGTTCTTCGGGGTCACCAAAGTCCTCCAACGGTTCAACAAGATCGTCCTGTTCAATCATGCTGGGGTACGGCTCTGTAGTTCATCCCAAAGGTTTTTAACTAGATTCATAATAGTGGTGAAGTCCTCTGGGTCTGCCTTGTGATACGCCCATTTATCATAAGAAGCACCAAGTTCCATAAGACATGCATTAAGCCAACCACGCAGTTGACTTTCATCCATGTTTTTAATTCTGTCAGGCCGTGGTGGTTCTTGCTTGGTTGTTTTTTTGAATATCATTCCAATTTCCAATTTCTGAAGCGCTGATGTCTAGGTAACGACCTTGTACAGCAGATAAAGTACCAGCAGTGTCATCAAGATTTTGACGATAACAAACACCAATCTGAATACTGCGCTTAAACATAGCAACATAAACGCCACGACCCTTACGCCACGGCTCAGATAATTCATGCATTGTTCCAAAACCAACAGAAATTAATCGGTTGTCTGAACGAACAATCCAATAGATTGGACCAATGCCTTGCACTGTGTCTTTTGTTCCCCTAAACACAAGCCATGCATATGTTGAAAAAGGAATGACAAATGCAAAATGTTGAAACAATGTCATGTACAAGTACACCAACATAAAAACTAAAGGGCCATACCCTAAAATATAACTAACTTTTTTATAAATCCTGCGTGTGTAGTCTGTCATCTCGTGAACCTATTCTGCCGTACCTGTAGTTGTTAAGGAATTGATTGATAAAACGACCTTTTGAGGTACTGTTTGCAAAGTTATTATAAACGCTTTCAGGGACATGAGAGTATTTATAAACATCGTTTGCACGACTACCGTTAAGGTGTGGCTGAAACTTAACATACACAGTACCTAGTGTGTTTGTATGTGTAGCCACCCCTGCCTTTTCAATTAGATATTCACGGTCTGGTGAATGTGGTACAAACTTGTGTGAAGCAACTCGTGTACTTTTCCCTGGACCTTGATTATAATTGTCTTTTGGCGGCTTTGCATCAATAACTGTTTGAGTAGTGTAATCAATGGTAAGTCCACCATTTTCCCCAATTTCCATGGGGTTTCTTTTAGGTACTCGTGGTGTACCAAACATCTCAAATTGAGGTAGATGAGACTCTTCTACCTCTCTATCAGGGATGGTCTGAGGTATTAATTGACGCATCTCACGATTAGCGCCAATACGACCTTCTTCAGCAAGAAGGTCGGTTAGTGGTGATCTACCTAGTCTCTTCCTCGGAGCCATTATCTTCCTGTTGATTGAGGGCTGCTTTTAGAACAGCCAATTCAATATTTAAACGAGAAATCTCATTTGAGAGATGTTTGATTACTTCTTGTGGGTTAATTTCCATAAGAGCACTCTAGCGTATTAAACGGCACCTGGTTTGGGAAGTGCACGCCATGCGGCTTCAAACTTCTCTGCGTCTTTAGCCATTTCAGGAGAAAGTTCTAAATGGAGCCACTTGCCCCCAAAAGAACCAGCGTTATCATCCTTGGTGAAAATTTTTACCCCTGCCTCGTTTTCACCTCTTGAGCACCTGAAACCTCTTCCATAGCCAGGCTTGCCATCCTTGACATCCTTATCAAAGGCGTAGTCGTGAATCTCCTCAATGCCTAGTTCCTTGGTGTATTTGATAAACCAATTCCACATTTCAACGCCAACCTTGCGATCCGTATAGCCGATGTCTACAGCGGCACCAGTTGCATGAACGCTGAGGTATTTCTCCATACCAGGGTCACCAATCTTTTTGCCTTCTGTTTTGGAGTTCCGCATCAATCTTGGGGAATAAATCCCCATATTGGTAGTTTTCCATCTACGCTTGCACAAATCAGCGAGTTTCTCAGTTCCAGGCTGTGCCTTTTTTCCGTCAAAACTTGGGTAATAAGAGTATTTTCTGGCCATAGTTACAGTTTACCCTAAATCAAGTGGAGTAAGTTCAGACCAATTTAGTAGTTCTTCATCCCATACCCATGCACCTTCTGGTTTTGCTATTGGTGGCTGCCAGTCAAATGAGTCATCTAAAACCCATGATGGATATGGAAATGGAGAAACAAATACATCGTTTACTTCGTCATATGTAAACCCGATACCAGCATATTGTTTGCGAATATTATTGTTGTAAGAAGTTTGAATCCAGCGACCACCAAGGTTATCTATCAACCACTGGTATCCTTCGTCAGATTCGTTGTTGTCTCCAACAGTAACTCTAAGAACAATGTTATTCTCATCTATTTCAGCCCAATGTGCCATTATCCACCTACCGCACTTCTTAAATAACGCACAACAACAATTCCTCTAGTTCCACTCCCACCTCCAGCGATTCCAGTACCGCCATTACCGCCACCACCTCCGTTTGGTCCTGCATTTGCACCGTTAACACTATAAGGGGAGTAACCAAAATAACTTGCACCACCATCTCCGCCGACCCCGTAAGTCGTGCCAAAAGCAGATATGCCTGGACCTCCAGTATTTCCTGAAGCAGCACCACCCGCACCTGAACCCGCACCCGCACCTAATGGACGGAGCACACCACCTGCTGCAGAGATACTAAGGGAAGTTATTGTTGTTGCAGAACCAGCACCTCCTGGTGTTCCTCCGTTGGATCCATACATGTTTCCGTTGCTGCCTCCCCCGCCAGAGCCAATAACAACAGCATGTAACCCGCCAGTAGCCAAAGATGTTCCGCTAGTAAGTACATACGAGCCAGCATTCCCTCCACTACCTTGATATGAAAAGTACCCTTCATAGCCATCGTACACATACGAGCCAGCAGCACCTCCTCCTCCTCCGCCTATCGCAAAGATATCCACACTGAGAGGCGCTAGAGAGTTCTCTAATGTTCCATTTGCAGTAAATGTCCTGTAATAGTAAGTAGCATCAGAAGTAAGCGCTCCACCAAAAACTACGGGATGAACACGACCTGATGAAACAATTCCAACAGTTGATGGCATTACCCAAGGTCTCCAACAAGCAAGTATTCATTGCTTGCGATACAAATAATTGATGCAGCCGAATATTGCGCCCGAAGTGTGTATGCAGGGGTTCCTCTTAGTGTTGCTCCAGAGCCTGCGCCAACGGTGAATGCTCCAGCGTTTAAGCGAGCAAGGTCTACTCGTTGACCAATAGCAAAATTAGTAGACCCAGTCAATGTGAGGGTACAAGCAGCAGTGTTATAAAGAAGTCTTCCTACACTAGACGAAGTTAGGTTCCCTGTTGTAAATGCAGACACTGTTTGTGCTGTTGACCAATCACCATTAGTGCCGTTAGTACCGTTAACAGCACTAGTAGGCATCCAAAATACATTAGTTAAATTTGCGTCATCAGAAGTAACAACAATTTGTGTACCAATAGATGGTACAGACCAAGGAGCACTACGACCAATATAAGAAATACTTACTTCTGAGTTAGCCCCCAAAAGAGAAGGTATTTTTACACGGATCTCTCCCGTTGCGCTACTGGAATAGGTGACAAGCGCCCTGTGGACGATAGATGGGCAAGAGTGCATAATTAATCCTTATAGTCCATTTAAAATTGACTTTTTATTAGCAAAGTGCCTAAGTTGGTTGTGAACATATGCCAACTGTTTAGGAGCCTGAATCTCAGCAAATTCTAAGACACGAGAAGTTTCAGTAAGTTCTACATACTCAGGAACTCCGTAGTATTCCCTAAATCGCAAGATTCCTACTTCTAATTCATCCAGTTCCTTCTGGCGCACTTCTTCATAATCCCAGATTCCTGGGTTTCGTGAAATAATAAAACTCAACGAACTAGACGCCATTCTCTTAAACAAGATGTCTGAAATACCAGCACTAAGGGGTGTGATGTTGTCAGGACGAATCCGTGCTTCAGTGCTTCCACTGATGAACTTACTAATTTGCATTGGGGTAAGTTCTTTAATTAGGGCTATTTCAGCCTCTGTAAAGAGAAGTGTTTCCATGTAGTTTTTAGCAGTAACAGCCGCATTTTCAATGCTGTTAAAAGGTTCGTCAGCAAGAACAGCCCATTCATAAATAAGGCGTAAAACTTCTTGAAAGGTGCGACCCACAACTGGAGCAATAGAGTTGTTTAATTTGTTAACAGCCAAGTCAGCCAATTCTGGTTTATTATGAGTATTAGATTCCACATACATAATATGTCCGAGACCTGCCACAGACATGAATGGCTCATAGGCAACAATTTCGGCAAGGCTGTTAACCAGTGGACTGTCTAGTTCTTCTACATAAAGGCTTTTTGGACCGTAATACCCATTATCACAACGCCAATCAGCACCGTCAATAACACCTGACCCAGAGAATATAAATGTTCCAGAAGTTGCGTCCACAGGACGGTCATACAAATCAATTATCCGTTCTACTGGGTAGAGGTTTAACACTTGTGTGACACCATCTCCAAATGCCACAAGGTTTTGAAGAGGTAGTTTTTGAAGTGGATGTTTCCATGCGGCAAGTAGTGATCCATCTTGCATTACAAAAACATCTACAAAGTCAACGCTTTCGTATCCAATTGGGGTTTGAATCCAAATGTCAACTTCCGTTGTATTTTTTGGAAGATGCTCTAATAGAAAGAAGACCTTGTGCGTAGACAAGACATCAAGTGTGAAGGGGTGTGTTTGAATCATGTTGTTCCTTTATGGTCCGTAGTATTTGAATGTTACACCGCCAGCAGTACCAGCACCATACCAGCCTTGTCCACCTGTTCCTACAATTGGACCACTACCTGCTGGAACTGAGCCGTTTGCTCCAGTGCTTTGTGTTCCACGACCCCCACCGCCGTTTCCACCACGAAGTCCATAGGCTCCACCACCTGCGCCACCTGCGCCACCATTATGACTTGCACTTCCTTGTGTAAAAGCATTGGCTCCTGCGCCATCTGTGCCACCACCGCCACCTCCAGCATAATATGAAGCATCCCATGAGTAAATAGGACTGTTGGGATTGTTACAAGAGTTGTATGCAGTACAGTTACCATATTTGTCTGTTGAAGCACATCCACATGAAGGGTCATTCCATTGGTTGTAACCCGATATATATTGATAACCATAGGTGTTGCTTCCACCGCCGTATGCAGGGTTGGTACCTGTACCAACGGCACCACCAGTACCTGTTGGGGCACTGTTAGCACCAGGGTGTGCACCAGCACCACCCCCACCTGCTGTATAGGTTGTGTCACCAATAACTAAAGTTGAAGAACCGCCTGCGCCTGCGCCACCCGTGCCTCCGCCACCGTTTCCGCCTCCACCACCGCCACCTATAGTTCCTGTAATGTTCTGTGTTGCAGTAGCCGAAGATACTTTAGAAGCAGCAATCCTGTAGCCACCGCCACCGCCACCTGCGTAGTTTGCACCACCACCTGCTCCATAAATGAGCATTTCATAAATAGTTGGGGCTATTGCTGAACCACCAGTTGGTGTTATAGACGGAATACTTACTGTGTATGAACCTGCGGAGGTATTAAGGTATGTCTTCAAACTCCAAGTAGTAAAGGTTGTATTAGAAGATGTTGTAGAGCCAACAGAGTTAGTTGCTATTGCACGAACATAGTAAAGGGTGCCAACAGCAAGACCTGTTTGGTTAGAGTAAACAGATTGACTTCCACCATTAATACCTGTAATAGTTGCACCATCAGTCCATGTAGAACCATTAGTGCTGTACTGGAACTTAACGCTAGTAGTTGCGTTGTTAGGGGTTACTGTTGCGTTAAATGTGGCTCGGTCTTGGTTAAAGTTAGTAACAGCACCAATAGTTATCGTAGGGGCTATAATAGTTACCGCACCACCAAAAAACCCACGGCGGATTGGCATTATGCGCTCAAATCGCCAATAAGGACATAACTGTTAGAGCCAATACAAAACAAAGCCGCACTTGAATACTGGGTTCGTAAGTTCAATCCAGGCGTACCAACAAGTGTTGCACCACCAGCCGCAACTGTTACTTGACCATTCCCAAGGCTTAATAAATCAATGCTTTGACCAGCAGTTAATCCGAGTGATGTGCCAACAGTTACGGTAACGGCTGAAGCATTATTTAATGTAACCATCTTACCCAAATCAGCAGTCAACAATTGATAGGTAGTTCCTGTTTGTGTGTTGACTACTTGTGCTGTAGTAAAATCTCCAGTAGCACCTGTAGCACCTGTAGCACCTGTAGCACCAGTAGCACCAGTAGCACCTACATTGCCAGCAAGAGAAAAACTCCATATGCTATGAGTCCCAGAACCACCAACCGTATCTACAGTCATGGTTAAGGTAGATAGCGATACCGTAATAACGCCTTCCATGTAGTTTGTTGGTGATGTTGGATTTATTGCTCGTGCTCGTTGACCAGACTGGTATGCGTTTGGAGATGGAGATGAAATGGTAAAAGTTTTTGAGCCAACTCCAATAGTGTTTGATGTAGTAGAAGTAACACCAAAATATCCAGCACCAGCGTCACCAGTAGCACCTGTAGCACCAGTTTGTAAAGTGAAATCAAAGATTGCTGCTGATGATGTTCCAGAGTTTATAACTGCTGCTGTACCTGATGAAACAGTACCTACTGCAATAGTTGCAGCCGATCCTGTAGCACCAGTATTACCAGTAGCACCAGTTGGCCCTGGAGGACCAGTAAGGTCGGTGTAGATGACAACCCATTTTTCTCCATCCCACTTCCATGTCTTACCAGAAGCAGTGTGGAGGTCGTTTATGTTTGGAGAGTTTGGAAAGTCAATTGCCATAATCAATACTTAATGATGTAGTTGAGTGCTAGAAATGGGTTCATTAAACCAAGTGCGGTGTTTGTAAATCCACCGTTGCCTGAATCAAAAGCACCTATATCTGTATTGTGTGAGTGCCCAGCGTCATTAATTGCAACTTTGGGCGTTGCCCCGTAACCAGTCTCTTGCATTGTGTATGTTCTACTCATACCATGAACATGTTCATCAGAACCAACAACTGCGCCATTACTAATTGAAGACCCAGTAGAAGATACTCTTGCTCTTGCGGTACCTGAAGCAGCGTCTGTTACAAAATAGACTCCGTGGGCGTGAGCGCCATTTAATAGTGTATTAAAGTTGCTGTGATAGTGTTCCATGCCATGAGCATGGTCTACGGACATGTTGCCAGATGTTGTATTTGTTGGGTCAATAGAGTGAACATGGGTTGGAAGGTTGCCTGAAGCAATAACAACGCTTTCAGCGCCACCAGTTGCTGCAAGCGCTCTTGTTGTTAGACCAGTTCCAGAACCAGCGCCGATTGGCATACGACTACGCATGTCAGGAACATTAAAAGTAGTTGTACCATCCCCACTGCCGTATGTTGTTCCTATCAGTGCAAACAAGTTTGCATAAGTTGTTCTGCTTACTGCTGCTCCGTTGCAGAGAAGCCATCCTTCTGGCGAAGTTGCTCCAGCGTATGGCATTAATCCGCCGACTGGAATTAGGGGGTAGCCACCAACAACATTGTCATCAGCAACGGCAATGCCTTCTTTAACTGTAAATCTTGTTCTTGCCATTTCTACTCTCCGTCCGTTACAACAGGGTCAGGCTTGACTGTCCATAAATCGGTTGCACTATTTAAATCCCAGTTACTCCACGAAAGAGGACGACCCGATTCTGGGGTTACTGGTAGTTGAATGGTGTTTTCAAGAGGATAAGAAACAGTAGAAGTAATATCTCGCATCTCTTGTCTCCAAATACGCCAATCGTTTTTAATTTCTTCAGAAAGAGGACAGTCTGGCATTTGTGTCCAGTCTGATTCTTTTAGAAGAACATCACGCATTTCACGAAGTGCTTGAGCAAGTTCTTCTTGTGTCTGTGCCCCTTGCCCTGTTGTTGAAAGTGTCCAACCATAAATTTGAATTAACATTTTATAATCCTACCAAACTAGAAATAACTTTAACATATGCACTGGTAGTAGCAGCATCAGTTACGGTTGCCTGAACGAGAACATCAGAACCACTAATAGAAGTAGAGATTGCTAGTGGGATGCGAGTAGCACCTAACTCAATAACACCATACTCGGCAAGGGTTGGCGTAGTTCCGTTGTGAATTAATAGAATCTTTGACACGGTGTATTTTGACCCTTGAGTAACTTGAATAAGGAATTCACCGCTTCTCATGGCTGTCTTATCAAATCTAGTAATTGTTGTAGCGCTATTAGTTGTAAGTGTTGTTTCTTGAACAGAGCCAGATCCACCACCGTTTATTTCTACCCAAACAGAGTCGTAATAAATAAACATTTTACCAGTGTCTGATTCAAACCAAAAAGCGCCAGCAGACGGAGATGTTGGGGGCGTATCAGAAATGGTGATACTTGCTCCAGAAGCAAGAGTATTTGCTACCCACAGCGACCCGTTGTATGTTAAAACTTGTCCTGCTGTTGGATTTGAAAGTGAAACATCATGCAATTCATCTAGTTCATAACCATTTTGGGTGGCAACATAGATAATTCCGTTATTTGTTGCACGAACAACAACGCCAACAAAAACAAGGTGTTCTGGGGCGGTTGGTTTTGTTTTTGTAAACGCACCATCTTCTCCAAGCCATAAAACATCTCCAGAAGCGTACCCAGTAGAAAGGTTAATGCCGTCTACATATCCACGAGTAACTACTGGACCATTTTCTGACGCAGCAATTGGGGAGGCAACCAATCCAACTGTTTTGGCAGATGTTGCATCAGAGTCATTATCTGCTCTTTTTACAGTTGCATGGTCTCCTGTTGCTCCAAAAAGGTAAACAACAGTTCCAGTAGTAAGTGTTGTTGCCTCAGCATTACGAACATAAGTTGCGTTTGAAGCATACTGGTTAACCCAATTAGTGCCATTATAAACAAGAGATTCATACTCTAATGGAGATGTAATGACAACATCTGAAAGGTCATCAATAGAACCAACAGTAGAAGAAGTGCCTGGAACCAACTTAGTTCCGTTGTATTTTAATACTTGATCACTTGTTGCGCCAGCAGGGTCAATTTCAACGCCCTTGACAAATAAAGATTTGAGAAAGTTAGCCATAATAGTCCTCTGTTAAGGTAGCACAGGGCTACCCTAAGCCAAGATTACTACTCGGTATTGGTTAGCAGTTGGGGCTGTCGCAAAGTATAGGGTAGTTGTGCTACTGGTGTTGACAATGTCAGCGTAGACAACTTCACCAGATGATACTTCATAAACACTAACTACTAAATCTGCGGTTGCAAGACCGTGTGTAATTGCATAGGAAGTAGCCGATGTAGAAAGAGTTTCAGAATGCTTTTTCTTTGTCCATACAGGAGCGGATGCGCCTGCAATAAGGGCAAACCCCGCAGTTCCAAGTGCAAGGGTGCTTGTTGTAGCAGAACCTGTTTGATAGACAATTGAACCAGCGGCCCCGCCAGTAACATTGGTTGCTGTTGTAGTGGTTGCAGAGTTACCTGTGTACTCAGTTGCTGACAGAACTTGAGTTCCAGCAACTTTAATTACTTTTCCAGATGCAAGGTCAATATGCTCAGAAGATGTCCAAGACGATGTAGCGGATACCCAGTTCCATGTCTTATCTCCACCAGCACCAGCCAGCAGGGTAATACCACCACCGTCTGCGGTGCTATTAGTAGGAGTGGCTACTGCACCAAGTTCAAGGTTTTTGTCATCCACAGTAATTGTGGTGCTAGAGATAGTAGTCGTTACACCGTTAACAACAAGGTCACCAGCAATAGTAACTGTTCCAGAAGCATTACCTAAGTTAAGAGTAGTTGCCGCACCACCAAAGTTAATTGTGGTAGCCGTGGTGTTAAGTAAATCAAAAGAAGTGCTACCTGTGGTAAGCGAGGTTGTAATTGCAGGACTGGTACCAAATACAAGGACACCAGATCCAGTTTCATCAGAAATGACTCCAGCCAGTTCAGCAGATGTAGTAGCCGCAAAAACACTTAACTTGTCAGTTGTCTTAGCAACATTAGTGATAGCGCCAGAGGCACCATTGACCGTTGTAACGCCCGTAGAGGATGTTAAATAGGTTGTGGTGTCTAGTGTCCATGTGTCAGCAGCAGTTTTGTAAAGAAAGCCAGAGGTGCCTGCAAGTGCGGCAATTGCTGTGAGGTCAGCGTCAGCAGGTTGCCAAGTGCCAGAAGCACCAGATGAAAGTTCTATCCACGCTGTACCGTTGTAATACTTGAGTTTATTTGCACCACCGTTGGTATCAAAGTAGATACCACCAGCCTTAGCATTGGTTGTAGGTGGTGTACCAGCATTATGAACAACGGCATTGAGGAGTTCATTGCCATTGATATTGACATTATTTAGAAACTTTGACATTTAAATCCTCACGAAAAGTATGCTTTTCCACCAAAACTGGCGGAAAATGAAATAGAAACTTGGTTCTCTGTTATATATAATACATCACCTATGACTAAGTTACCGCCGTTATCAACCACGCTTACAGACGGAAAAACCCCCAAATTGTGAGAAATAGTCCATGTGGACGCTGAAACACTTTGAACATGGACATAGGTACCACCAAATGGTAAAACAAAATTAAGTGTTTGAGAAGGGGCCGTTCCTGTAATGGTGACAGCCGCTGTGCCAGTGGTTACGGTACCAACGGTAAGGACATTGGCAGGTCCAGCCACACCTGGGTCATGAACCTCTAATACTTGATCTTCAGGTTCGTTAACAATAGAAACATTCTTTTTTTGAGTTACTGTTACATATTTAGTGGGTTGGCGTGTTACTTCTACACTACTCATGTGGGGGGTGTGGAAATGGATGCTTCAACCACAAGAGTTCCTGAAGCAAGACAATCCCAATCTCCTGCTGAATCTTGGACAAATAGGTCGTAAGAGTAAGAGCCAGATGCTACGGTGTTTTGGTCTGAGATGTGTAGTTCAAGTGTTCCTCCTGCTTTTGGAGCCAAATAACCTCTTCGGTTGGCAGGAAGGGCGATAATAGTAGCCTCGTTAGGAACTGTGGAAAACCAACGAAGGTCAACAACGGTTGTACCACTACCATTTTTAGCCTGCATAAAGGCGCTCTGTACGGTAATGATATTTTCCTCAGAGTCTCTCCAAGTGAAGGTACGGCGATAATCCGTGCGTTGCTTATAACGGATTTCCATAGCCTGTGAGTCCTCCAAGGGCGTAATATTGTCTAATGCAGATACAGTAATTGTACCTTTTGATACTGGTTGCTGAATGCCACCAACTGTGGCTAAAACATCGTAGTTTAATTCACCTAGTGGTAGATCTTGTGTTTCTTCTGCCGTGAGGCACAAAAGAATACCATTTTCAGTAGTTAAAGTAATTGTAATTTCTGCAATGGTTATGTCACCAGTTTTGATGTAGGCACGAGCATCAGTAGGGCGTTGCAAACGGTGGGAACGCCGATCTTTTACAATGATGAGCCGTTCCCAAGGAAGCCCTCGTGACAGGGTGTAGTTAACGGTGCGAATGTTTTGCGCCATATACCTATTCTACTTCAGTATAGGGTTACTCGCCGCCTTTACCAAAACCAGACAGGATATGCACCGTCAGGGCAACTCCACTAATCCACAGGCCGTAGGTGCGCACTTGTCCAGACAGGGTAATTAAAACTAACGCTGTGCCAGCAAGGGTAAAGGCTAAACCTTGGAGTTCTTCAAAAAATCTATTCATTGTTGCTTCCTACTAGGGGTTGATGACTGAGAACCACTGGTGGACGAAGAGACAGGAACTACTGGTGCCATAAATAATACCCCAGTTGCGGCAACTAAGATTTTTCGTTGCATAACATTGATCGTGGAACCACGGGGCACATATTTATCAAATTTTCCGCCAAAGATGTTAATCTCCTCCTCAAAGGAGGCTTTAACTTCATCGGAAGCGCCAGATACAGCGTCAACCAATTGGTCGGCTTGAGCGTCTGTAAGACTAGATACATCTACAGAGTCAAAGATTTCAGTTGCTTGGTCTGCTGTTACTGACTGGAGCACATCTGGGTTGGTGGCAAGAGCAGTTGCTTCTTCGGCACTGACACCTTCTTCAATAATGTTTTCCACAGCCGCTTGTACTTCTGATTGTGGAAGCATACTGATAGCGCCTAATAGAGCAGTAACTTCTGGGTCAACTTGTGGTAGTTCAGGAGTTATAGGTGCTAATGTGGTCGTAGTCGGAACCGTAGTGGAGGTTGTAGATGTTGAAGATGTTGTTGTCGTGGTTGCCACAACCACAGCAGGCACAGTGCTGGTCGTGGTGGGAGCGACTGAGGTCGTGGTGGTTGGCGCAAGAGTTGTTGAAGTTGTCGTTGTGGTTGTCGGCAATACTGTTGTGCTGGTTGTTGTCGTTGTGGTGGTCGTTGTCGTAGATGTGGAAGTGGTGGTGCTTGTTGTGGTCGTTGACGATGTTGTTGTGGTTGTCTGTTCTACTGTGGTAGTTGTCTGCATAGACCCAACACCATTGAACCCCAGTTCATACTGTAAATTCCAGCCTCCATTTGTGCGCCAAGCGTTAGGGTCGCCACAACAAATACCAGCCCTAAGCCGATAACGACCAGCAGGTACGGCTATAGAGATGTACGACTGTAAACCATACGAGTCATCATTCGCTGCGAGTTGTACGCCTTGTTCGTCATAAAGCCACAGCATCGGGTCTGAGTTGTACCCAGTAACCATGTAGGTTTGCGCCACAAATTGTGTTGGTTCTGAATAGTCAAACCAAACATCTGTTGGTTCTGTGATTATTAAGTTTTCGGCTTTTACGGGGGCCGAATAGAATCCCAAAAATGTGAGCATTACCCACAAGAAACAACTTGTAACCCGTACACGGGATTTAAGCATTAGACAATTATAGTTCAGTTATGTGTTCAGGATTTACAGATCCAAAGTGCCGTACTGCACCTGTTTGGCGCAAAGAATTCTTCCAGTCTGTTTCTTTATCTGTCAATTTAGACTCATCATATTTTCGTTCAGATGACCCAGAATATGAAAATGGAATGCGAAAAGAGTTTAAGTCAACTCGTAAATTTCGTGGGCTGACCGCAAGTTTAAGAACTGCACCTTCTTTGTAGTTAGAAGCGTATCTACTTGCTAATTCACGGTCAGATGTAAGAAAAACATGTTCTTCATCTTTAGCAGGATTATTTGGTTTTAATCCTTCGTTTTTAATTTGTTCTGCCGCATTTCTAGATGTACCGTGGTACAGGTGAATTCGGAATTGACTACCGTTTGGAACAGGCATATTATGGTCTGTAGGTAGCGCCAGTAGGACCAAGTTGCACACCTGACATTCCTGATGAAACATCAGAACCTGTTTTTGCATCAGTTACAGACCCTGGACGAATTTTAAGTTCTTTATCAACAGGATCTAAGGGCATAGGGTGGACAATACCCTCAATAAAGGTGTTTCGTGTTTTTCCACGGGTGGGGTTACTTAAATGATTCTGAAGTTCCCGCTGGTTAACTTTCATTTGTGAATCTTTTAAATAAATGTTATCTGTTTGACCAACAACTTTTCCACCAACAAGGACACTGTAGATAGGTTTGTCTAATTGCGTGGTTGCAGGAGTATGCATGTGCACTTGTGCTTTAGTTCCTACAAGATCCCCTAAACCTACTTCACTTAACAGTTTTACAGGAACGCCACGAACGGTGTACATTTCTTTAAACTGTGGACCATCAGGTATTGGCATTAGTAAATTTTACTTCTTTTTCCTAATTGGTGTGCCACGGCGAAAGAATACTTCTTGTTCCATAGGAGCAACACTAAGAATGTCTTCATGGGGTACTAACTGGATATGAAGCCTGCCCTTGTTTATTGAGGCGTCCTTACTGCTCCTACCGCTGTTTACTTCTTCGTTCCAGTTTGGGTCAACAGAGCCACTGGCATATTTAGCGTTTTTAGGAATATCTCCACGATGGTAAACAGTTACATGTTCAGGGACACCTGTCCCTTTCATCATTTCATGTAAAAAGTCTGGATGATCTGTGGACCCAGCATTTGGGTTTTGACTGTCCATGCGACTAAGTGCCTCTGTGGGAAACTTTGCAGGAGAAAAAACTGAAGATTGTGACCAAGCACTTACTTCACTAGGTGGTTTCCTAATATCATTATGGCGATCTTCATACTGGTCCACTACTGAATCAGGCGCTTCTTCAATATTCTTTTGCCACAAGTTATACCACTGTGGACCATCTGGAGCAGGCATACAATCATTTTACCAGAGACACGAAGAGGGACCGCCCTCAAGCAGTCCCCCTCGGTGGGTTAGACCTCAGTAGTAATTATAGCAAAAATGAGAATTAGTGAGAATCAATAGACTCCCTAGTCTTCTTCAATTATTGGTATCTTTTTAATACCTAAATCACGAGCCGCCACTGCACGGTGATGACCATTTTCTAGTTGACCTTTACGGACTTCAAGTGGTTCTTTAATACCATTTTTAGCAATGTCATCTTTTAAGGAATCGTAGTGGTGTGCATCAAATGATATATCGGGGTCTATTTGTCCCACTGTGTAGTAGTTGTCGTCATTATCACTAGGAAAATCTAGGGCAATCAAAGCACGCAATTGCTCTTGGTTAATGTGTTTGCTGGCGCTCATCAATAAACTCCCTCACAACAAGAGTCCCTAGAGCCACAAGATTCGCAGACATAATGAGCGTGTTCAGGGCGCATTTGACCGCCACACCACACACATTGCTCAGACAGGTCACAGGAGACTTCATCTGTCATGACACTATCAGAATGATGTCCCAGGAACTAGCGGCTACTTGAATGGCCTTAGATAAGGAAATGTGCTTATATCCACTTGCTTTGGCTAGATTTGTAGCAATTTTAATGGCATCACTGATAATTACAGTGTGCACAGGATATGTTACAAACATTATTTAATATTCTGCGGAGGTTACACCAGAGTCAGAATCAAGTAACTGTGTCCAAAGGCCGTGGTTGGTGCAATCCACACAACCTTCTTCACTACAACCACAACGGGCAGTAATGGCTTTTGCAAAAGCGGCTTGGTTTCTTTGACCACGAGTCAAGAATCCACGCCTGCCCCCTCCACTTGTTTCACCAGCACTCATAGCAACGGTGTTAGCACTATTACTTGTGACAGTAGAACGAGGAGAACGACTATTGACATCAGGTCCGTGTCCGAGAGTGTTTTTTGTGAGATCAGGCATACAACTATTTTACCCTATTCAGGAACTCTTTTTTTCCACCTTGTTAAAAACATCATTTATTTCGTCTATTGTCAATTTGCCATCGTCCATAAAGGCACGGGCTAATCCCTCAACAACAAAGGACACGCCACCGATACCTGCCATCAACATGGCTTTCCACAGGGGCACCCCAGCAATAGCGCCTGCTCCAACTACTGAAAGACCAGTAGCGGCAAAAGCGGCAAGAATTCGTAATAAAATCTGTTTCATTATTTCCTTTTACGGCGCTTGACATACTGAACAGCACCCTCATCACCAATTTGTGATTTTGGAACCATCCATGAGATACTTCCCACATCCTCACGGCGGTTTCGGTATGGGGTAACAATTCCTTTTTCAGCAATTCCTAAAGTGTCAGGTGCTGTTTCTTCAAACAACCCAGGTTGTTTTCCTGGCATACTCTTTTGGAACTTGGCGTACAACTCGCCAGCCTCGCCACCCATAGCCTCGTTAATATCACCTTTTAAGGCGCTAATTTCTGCTACTTCGTCATCTATATCATGATCCATTTTTAATATATTTGGAGATTCACCAAAAGTAATTGAAGATACTGAAGGATGCCTAAGATTAATTCTGTACTCATGGATGTTGGTTCTCATGTTCCAATCTTGTGCTGATTCCCTCGTACCCATATGGATTATGTTTGGATGCATATTGTCATCAGGATGGTACTCTTGTGAGTCAGTGGCAGGCATACGGTGGGGTGGTGTTGGATGCATAGAAGAGTGGAACACACTTATAAATTGGGGTCCAGTGGGCTTAGGCATCTTTCTATTTTACACTGCTTTTATTGGTACAAATATTTTATTGGTTTTTGTGAATATCAAGTTCATATAAATATTTTTCGTTCTCACGATGCACATGTCCTGGGAGTCGGTCAGACTGCATTTCTGGGTCGTGTGTGTCCTCTGTATAGGTCACAGGGATCATCCATGAGGGGTCAATATCATGGGCGGCGGCGATTCTATGAAAACCATTACGCACGCCCATCTCTCCACGCCTATTTTTATTTAAACGAACAGGGTTAACCATTCCTTCTTTGCGCAGGCTTCTATGTAGTCCAACGGCTTGCGCCTCGTCACCTTTGCGATTCCAAAATGCCTCCTCAGAGGGGTGACCTGACCTAGTGACATCCTTGGTAGTCATTTCCCATGAGGGGTCAACCATGTCACGAAGCATACTTGTAGGCATAAACAATTGTCCGTTAAGGTGATGCCATGTAGCCATTTAATAATTATACTTCAACCGCCGTTGCGATAATATCCTTTACCGACAAGGTTAAAAGTAGGGGCGCTAAATACTTTTTTCATTTCCTCAGAGCAGGCTGTGCAGATGAGGATTGGCTCTTTGTCATTAATAGACCGTTCTTCTTCATAGAAGTGGTCATTGGGGCACTTGTATTGGTATGTAGGCATAGTTGTTAGGCTACTACGATTGGTCAACTATTTGTAAATCATAGTTGTAGCGAGCATCATCAGAGGTAAGCCATTTGCTACCGTCTTCAACACCCCAAATAGTCTCACTAACTTCACGATCAATCAAGTGCACACCTTTTTTGGTTGTGTGGGATGGGTCCCAAAGGTGCACCCTATTGTTGGGTTGTATAGCAAAATTACCATCTTCTCTTAATATGACATGACCGCATTTGTGGTTTGCCGAATCAATTGAGTAGTTGGAATCAACAATGTTGTTATCTGGGTGATGCCAGTCAAGGGTGAACATGTATTTGCCATTTACATCTTGTTTATGACGGTCAACATAGGTCATAGACCGTCCACGCATATGTTCAAAAGTGGTGACGGTAATATACGGGGAAAAGCAGTTCCACATAACAAGGTCATAGATTTCTACAACAGGGCTGTCCTCATCCATACAAAAAGCGTTGATAGGCGCTCTCCACCACACACCACCATCTTCCATTAGGAAGTGGAACACTGGTGCTCTATCAGTAATAGATGCAACTCCAAAGATAACAACGGGGAATTTGAGGTCATGGCTGTTTTTTTGATTGGTAAGGAAATTACCTCTTACAAAACAGTTAATTGGTGGAATGTTAGCGTTTAGTTCAGGCACTAATCGTCTTCAAATTTCTTTTTCTTTTGATAACGAACGGGCTGGTTTTGATAAGCAGGATGACGCATCTCAGACTCATCAAGTTCGTTTTCACGGCGCTCACGAATATTTTGTTTCTTTTTTGTCTTTTTTGACACATCATCAAATTGTTTACTTAATTTGCGCCTACGAAACTCATCAAGATCAATAACTTCACCCATCAGACAAATCCTTCCATTCCAGGTAAAGGAGTATTAAATTGACTTGAAATTTTTGGGTTTCCTTGGGAACTACGCCCACGAACTATTTTGCGAACTTTTTGTTGTGCAAGTAAAACATCTCTTTGGGGAACTTTATGCAATGTTGCACCTATTCCCCGTCCTTGTTCTGTGTAGTAACCGTCAGAATCCCATCTTGATACGCCCACAGATTGGGGTTCTTTTTCAATATCATTTGTGACATCTGCATCTGGGTTGTATTCGTTATCCTCAATAACTCCAAGTTTTTTAGCACTTTTAACCAATCTGCTACTGTATTGAGACAAATCGTTACTTGGGGTAAGTTTTTCTACATGATAATCATTCATTGCCATAGCAGCCAAATTAAGTGCTGTTGATTGTGGCATAGAAGGATCAGAAAACATACGGTTAACTTTTATTTCTTTTGGTTCTTGTATAAATAAAGTAGATGGGGATATGTCAGCCCCTTCGTGTTGGGTTTGCTGCACATACTCTGGGTGTAATCCTGTTTGTCTAGCAATTGCATGGAAGTCACCAAAACTTCCGCCTTCCCAATGCTCTCGTTCGGAAAAGGTAGGAATAAAGCGTCCACCGTGTACTTCTATGTTCATTTCTGTGATTGGTCGTTGTTTTTCATCTTCTGGTACGACCCCATCTCTGTCTTTAGCACCAGAAGTGTCAGCAGCCAGGTAATGGTGTTCCATATAAACACCACCTTGACTCTCTCCATCATTTTTAATGCGTCTTGTTGGTGTTTTGAAGTATTCAATAGCCATCAGACAAAACCCTCCATACCTGGCAAAAACTGGGCGCTTAAACCTTTTGGTGTTACAGGAGTATTGTTGCGAACTACTGGGTCCCTACGACCACGAAGTGTTTCACGCAAATCTAAGTTTGCTGCCTGTACATCACTTGCAGGTACAGGCTCATCTCCTTTAAGATGTATTTTCATTACATTGGGTGTCATTGTTCTATCGGTAATCCCGATGTCATTCTTACGGTTAGCATTGGGGTTGTTCGGGTGTGGTACAACCAATCCCTTTTCAACAGCATTTTTAACTAATTTGCTACTGTGCTTAGATAAATCATAACCTGCTTGTATTTGTTCTGGATTAAAATGTTTCTTAGCAAGTGCGACTAATGTTATGGCTGTAGAATTCATTCTGGGGTCAGAAAACATGCCTTCAATATGTACGGTTGATGGTGTGGTATCAAATAAAGTATCTTGTTGAAAATATGGGTGTGTAGATGTCCTTTTAACAGCGTCTTTTTCTAATTTGTCATAAAAACCACTATTAACTTTTGCTAAATAGTCGTGATGTTCTGGGCTACCAAAAGTTAAATTGTTTTCATCTTGATGGCGTGCGTTTAGATCTTGAATAATATTTATATAACTTTTACTGTCTTCTGTGCCACCATTTTCAAATAGATGTGCATTTGCTTTAGTAAAAGCATTTTTTGAAAGTCCTGTTAACTTAACAGATTTACTTTGGATTAAACTATCGCTATTATCAAAATTTGGTGTGTATTCAGTAGGAGTAAACTTTCCATATACAGTTGAATATGGAAGTTGAGTATTTGTTTCTGAATGATCTTTTATCGGGTCACCAACTGCTGTAAAAGTAAACTCTGCATCTGCATAAGCAGGAAATGGTTGTTTAATATTTTTAAAGTATTCAATAGCCATTAGACAAAACCTTCCATTCCAGGTAAAAATTGAGCGCTTAAGCCTTTTGGCGTCACAGGAGTATTATTTCGTGTTGGTTTATTTGCACGAAGCATTTTTCTTACTTCTTGTTTTCCTTTATCAACTGCATCTGGTGATAACATGAGACCTAGTTCACTATACTCTCGTGGTACTGCGCCAAGTGTTCTTCTACTTCTTTCGTTGTAATCTACATTATTTGTGACATATGCATCTGGGTTGTCTGGATTTGGAGAAATTAATCCACGATTCACAGCGTTTTTAACTAAGTTACTGCTATGTACAGATAAATCATTACTTGGTACTATTGACGCATTAGGATACTTAGATTTAGCAATACCTACTAAATTCATAGCAGGAATGTCCATTTTTGTATCTGCAAATAGTTCTTTAATTTTTAATTGTTCTGGATGTGTATCAAATAATGTTTCTGAATAAAGAGAGGGAATTTTAGCCATTTCATCAGCGGCTCCCTTTGCTTCTGTGTAACTTCCTCGTGCAAGTGAACGAATCAAATCACCTGTATTTTCTGGGTATTCTTCACCAGATTTTTTAGTATTTCTGATTGACCAAATAGCATGTTTTGACAAACCTGATAAACCATGGGGGTCGTATTCATGGGGTTCATTAGAATAGTTAGGACTGTAACTAAGAGGTGTACGCTTAATACTTGCAGATGCATAAGGATATCCTTCTGCTGTAGGGTCAAAGTCCTCAGAAACAGCAGTTAAATTATGTTCCGTAACCGAATAATCTTGAAAAGAGCGGCCATAGTATTTAGTCATTATTTTTCTTTCCTCCACGGAAATAACTACGCCAGTAAGATGATGGTGATTGGTCTTTAGAACTAGTTTTAGTGGATAATCCTGAACCCCAATCAACCCAAGGGTTGTTGTCATATGTGACAGGGACAAACATGTTGGGATTAACAGAGTGAGCAGAAACAGTTCGGTGATGACCGTCTGTAAGCATTTGCTGATCATGCTTGTCTGAGTATGCAATTTCTACAGGTTCTAGTACACCATGTTTTTGAATTGCTTCGTATAAGGAGTCTTCGCCCTCTTTTGCAGGTCTAGACGAAGCAAAGCCATGAGCAGAACCTGACAGTGATTCTTCTAACTTCTCATCGTATAGATTTTCTCCACTACCTTCGCTTTCTGATAGTTGCCTTAAAGAGCGTTTAGCAAAGTCATCCCCTGCTGGCATGTCCATCAACTCGTCAGCAGTCATAAACAATTTAAATTGTCTTGGGTTAACACGAGGTGTTTTCATTCTTCAACCTTATTTAAAACTTTAAAACCTACAGGACTTAAAACTTCATACGCTGTATCTGTGTACTTGTGCGCATAAGTCTTTTCACGATCAATTGGCTCTACCTGAAATATGTGCTTACCAAATCTCTTTGCTAAGTTTTTGTCAGGTGTGGCATAAGAGATACCTGGCTCTGGGTATTCTCCACGCTCTGCTTCTCGTGGAATAACTAAATCACCAGGACTAAATAGATGGTTAGAGCCATGAAAAAGTATTCCGTTAATGTGGTCAGAGGCAGGCATAACTATTAATCTTCATCGTAACTTACGGGAATGTACATGTTTGGGTTAATGTTGTTTGCCGCCGCAATACGGTGGTGACCATTCTTTACCATTGGGGAGTTGTCATCTAGCATCCAAAGTTCTACAGGGGTTTTTACTCCATGTTTCTTAATACTGTCATAAAGGCTCGTGGTGCCCTCTTCTGGTTTATCAGCAAGACCATGCACAGAGTCGTAATTTTCCCAACTCATCTGTGATTCCTCTAATTTTGCCTTGTGCGCTCTTGGGTGCTCCGATAAGGGCTTCCCTGCCCCGTCCAAGGCAGGGGTATTCACTAGTTCGTGCGCCTGCATAAATAGTTTCATTTGTGCTGGATGAAGATGATCAGAGGCAGACATTATTTTACTCTCTTCAACGCAAATGGAGAGATGTCATGGTTGACCATTACCCAATCTCCTCTGATTCCAATAGGATGAACCTGTGATTCTGGCAAATCAATAGCAAAAACAGCCTCACCAGAACCAAAAGCCTCTGCGGTCTCCAAACCACCCATATAGACACCTTTTGGAGCACCCTGTGGGTGCCATTGTTTTGCCTTTAGACCTTCTTTTTGAATAGAGTCAACATTTTCAAAACGAGTACCGTGGTAGTAGGTTTTAAACTGGTGTTTGTTTAAAGACATATAACTATTCTACTTCTTATCTTAGTAAGCAATGTCTTTTTCGTCTGCGTCTTTTTTGTCCATAGTTTCAAAACGGCGGTTCAAAAGGTCTGAATAATGGAAATCGGTAGGGTTACCTAGTCGTGTACTGGTCAAAATGTGTGATCCTGGGGTCTCTCCCTTGTCTACACCGACAAAAGTACGCCAGTTTTGGTGTGGTTGTACATATTTGTCCATTTCTGGACCCTCGTACATACGGTAAATGTCGCCAAATTGCAAATCATTGACTTTTTTTAGACTACGAAGGTGCAAATCCTGCTGTACCGACACGGGTGTCTCTGTTTTAAACAAATTATCTTCTTCAACTGATGTTAAATGTTGAGGTTTTGGTTGCCCAGCCTGCCAAGCGGCGTCACCACGCTTCATAGTTTCTCTATAAGTCTGTAGTTTTTCTTTATCAGTGTTCATTTTTCTTCTCTATTTCTTCTTTCATGCTGTCCTTGACGAATTCCGATGCCTAATTTGCGTGCTTTAGCAACTTCCTCATGAAATTGAGTTGGATTATGTTGTGCCATTCGTGCCAAATGGCGCCAATGCGTTTTGTCCATATTCCAACCAGTGTCAGCCTCACGACCTTCTTTAAGTAAAGCAAAACCTATACGCTTTGGATGATTTTGCAACTCTTGACTAATAATATTTTTATTCTCTAAGTGCTCTTCAGGGGATATATACCTAGCCATGCAACTAGTTTACTATGGTCAAACGGCGAAATTTTTTACTTCGTTACTCGTCTTCGGTATCACGAATGATAGGGCTAAGGTCTTCCCACTGTGTGTAGTAGCGACCACCACGGGGGTGAGCGGCCTGTACCTGGTCAGCCAGTTCTACTGCACGCTCGTTCTTGTTAGGTGGAAGGTCTCCACCTACCCTGCGTGCCCATAGTTCGCCTGCAAGGGTTCTATCTTTAGAATGTTTTGGTGGAACAACAGATGGGTCTTGTGAGGCAATGTCATGTCCTGTCTTCCACATTTCTGTGCCAAGACCTTTTCTAGCGACATCTCTGTTTACATTTATTCGGATAATGTGTCCACGCTGTGCATCCCAAATCATATGACCAATTCTTCGGTTGTATGTGTTCTCACGGGCCTCAATGACATGAATCTTCTCATCACCTTGTGTGTACTTAGGCTCTGTACTGAAGTGTAGGTTGAATTGATCGGGGCTTAGGGGCTTACGGCGTGTCATGTAGGCGTCTGACTCCAGTGTTTACCCTCACGGTGTTGATTTATAACCCCTACACCCTCTTTGTGTGATGTCACATCCTCAAGATCCTTGCCTGAAGGGGCATAAACGGTCCGTAAACCACCAGAAGGTGTATGACCAAGGCCATAATGGTCTTGTGAAACGAATCCAACACCATCTGAAGCAGGTGTTTCTGGAGGATACGGAGATAACCCACGGTTAATTAACTCATCATGCTTGATAAAACGCTCTCCAGCGATGGTTCGCTTACCACTTTTACCTACAGTTTTCAGT